TCTGTATGAAGTAGATAAGCAAAAGAAACCAGGTACTTCAGGATTCTTAAGTAGTTCATATTCTAACCACATTTGTCCTGTCTGTGGTAACGGCCAAACTTCACCGTTATATTCATAAGTTGCTACTGTTTCTGGATCTTCACAGGCAGCAAGGATACTCAGTCTGTTCTGAGTATGGACTTCTAAAAAACCTCTAGACAAAAAAAATGACCTCAATAGGTCAAGAGTCTTGGTATATTTTTTGGGTTCAATTAACTTTGTCATTAATTCTAGGCAAAACTATTTTATTTAGACAACATAAATATTTCAAATGGTCAGTTAGTATTCAATTGTTAAAAGTTTTATTACTTTTCAAAGACAAATACTCAGACTTTAATCAGGAAATGAACATTTATCATGTCACATTTGATTATATCAAAGAAGAATGAAGTGCATCTTCAGATAGAATCTGATACGCACGTTTATTATGAGTTAGCAGATTATTTCACCTTTGAAGTACCAGGTGCAAAGTTTATGCCAACTTATAAGAGTAGATATTGGGACGGAAAGATAAGGTTATTTAATATTCAGAACAATCAAATATATGTCGGACTGTTAGATAAGATAGTACAATTTTGTAAAGATCACGAATATACATACGATTTTCAACCAAGTAAATTCTATGGTTTACCATTTGAAGTAAATGATGGTATCTCTAAGGAAGGTGTTAAGGATTATATGAATGCGATTTGCTCATATAAACCTAGAGATTATCAGATTGATGGGGTGTACGACGCTTTAAGATATAATCGTAAGCTATTGATATCTCCAACTGCTTCAGGAAAGTCACTGATGATATATGCGATTGTGAGATATTTCGTTGAAAAAAAACTAAGTATTCTGATAGTTGTTCCCACGACATCTTTAGTAGAACAAATGTATAAAGACTTCGAGGATTATGGATGGGACGTTGGTTCATTTTGTCACAAGATATACGCAGGTAAAGAAAGAGAAACAGATTCTCAGGTAATTATTACAACTTGGCAATCGATCTACAAACTCCCTAGAAAATATTTTGTCCGTTTCGGATGTGTAATCGGAGATGAAGCACATCAATTTAAATCAAAGTCATTAATATCTATAATGTCAAAACTTGATAATGCCAAATATCGTTTTGGTTTTACAGGAACTCTTGACGGAACACAAACACATAAGTGGGTATTGGAAGGTTTATTTGGTCCTTCCTATAAAATTATTAAGACAGACGAGCTCATGAAAAAGGGTCATGTGGCGACGTTGGATATTAACGTGCTTCTATTGAAACACTCACCGAATAAATTTGAAACTTTTGAGGAAGAAATTCAATATATTATTACTCATCAAAAACGAAATAACTTTATCAAAAATCTTGCATTAGATTTAAAAGGTAATACTTTAATTCTATTTGCAAGAGTAGAAGGTCATGGTGAACCCCTATATAATTTGATTCAGAAAAACAATGTGCTCGAACAAAGACAAGTATTTTTTGTACACGGTGGGGTGGCAACAGAGGACAGGGAGAAGGTTAGAGCAATCACAGAGGTTGAACACAATGCAATCATCATTGCCTCCTACGGCACCTTCTCAACAGGAATTAACATTAAGAACCTTCATAACGTCATCTTTGCTTCCCCATCAAAATCTCGAATACGAAATCTACAATCAATAGGTCGTGTATTGAGAAAGGGTAACAACAAAACAAAAGCAACTCTATATGATATTGCCGATGATATCAGTTACAAATCAAGAAGGAACTATACACTGAATCATTTGATTGAAAGAATAAAGGTATACAATGAAGAGAACTTTAACTATGATATAGTTAAAATACCTTTGAAAAATTAATCATAAATAATATTACAAGTATTCTGAGATAATGGGAGAAGAGTTTCACGCAGTATTAAAATTAATTACAGGTGAAGAAATCTTCGCACTCGTTTCTGTCGATGAAAACGACGGAGACTCTATTATCATGCTTTCAAATCCTGTGATAATGAAAATGATGCATAGTCCTGCAGGACAGTATGTAAAAGTAAAACCTTGGTTAGAGTTACCAGATCAAGATTTATTTTTAATAAAGTATGATAAAATAGTTACTATGTCAGAAATAACAGATAAACAAATGATTAGATTTTACGAAAGATATCTAAGTGAAGATGATATAGATATTGAACTCGACGGAAAAGTTTCCTTAAATGATAAGATGGGATTATTGAGTACTGTTGAAGATGCTCGCCAGAGCCTTGAGAGTATCTTTAAGAATAATATAGATAAGCCTAATAACCCTTGAACCCTCACAAAGGGTATTGTACATAAAATCAAGGAACTTGTCAAGTCCGACAAAATATGTTATACTATCAGTATATTAAGTCAAGTATATGGCAAAGAAAAAATCAGAGCATTATGTAAATAATCGTGAACTCTTAGAGGCATTAATTGTTTATCGTGCAAAGGTAAAGGAAGCAAAAGAAAATGATTTACCTAAACCACGTATTACAAATTACTTAGGTTCTTGCTTTTTAAAGATAGCAACACATTTGTCATATAAACCAAACTTCGTTAATTATATGTTTCGTGATGATATGATATCTGATGGTATTGAGAACTGTGTTCAATATATTCATAACTTTGACCCTGAGAAGTCAAGAAATCCATTTGCTTACTTTACTCAGATAATACACTATGCATTTCTAAGAAGAATACAGAAAGAAAAGAAACAGTTAGAAATTAAAACAAAGATAATTGAGAAGACAGGATTTGAAGAAGTGATGACTGTGGATGACGGTGCAATGACAGGTAGTAGTTCTGATTATAATACTATTAAAGATAATATTCAGTACAAATCCTCTAGTAGATGAAGTTAGCAATTATAACAGATCAGCATTTTGGTGCAAGGAAAGGTGCTGATTACATACACAAATATTTCAAAAAGTTTTACGATAATACCTTTTTTCCATACTTGGAGAAAAATAAGATTGATACTATCGTAGATATGGGCGATACTTTTGATAATCGTCGTAATATCGACCTAGCAACTCTTGAGTGGTCAAAGAAGAACTATTATGATAGATTACAAGCAATGGGCATTACTGTCCATACAATCGTAGGTAATCATACTGCATACTATAAAGATACAAATGAAATTAATACAGTAGAACTTTTATTAAAGGAGTATGATAATGTTATTGTTTACTCAGAACCAACCACAGTTAATATTGGTGGATTAGATATTTTAATGCTCCCTTGGATAAATGAGGAGAATAAATTACAAACTCTTGAGATGATGGATACCACAAAGGCAGATGTCATTATGGGTCATCTTGAGTTGAATGGTTTTGTTGCCACTCGTGGTCATACGATGGAACATGGAATGGATACAAAGATATTTGATAAATTCTATCGTGTTTACTCAGGACATTATCATACACGTTCTGATAATGGAAAGATATATTATTTGGGAAATCCTTATGAAATGTTCTGGAACGATGTTATGGACACAAGAGGGTTTCATATATTCGATACTAAAACTATTGAACATAAACCAATAAACAATCCTTACAGGTTATTCTATAATATTTACTATGAGGATACTAATTATAAGTTATTTGATACTAGAGACTATAAGGATAAAATTATAAAAGTAATTGTAAAGAAGAAAACCGATCAAAAGCAATTTGAAAAATTTATAGATAAATTATACAACTCTGGTATTCAGGACCTAAAGATAATTGAAAATTTTGTATTAACGGAAAGTGCAGACTTTGAAGTAGAGGAAACTGAGAATACGATTGGTATATTGAATCGCTATATTGATGAATCTGAGTTTGAAGGAGATAAAACTCTTATTAAAGGTATTCTACAAAAAATATACACCGAAGCTTGCGAGGTAGATTAATGTATCTTCTTACACTTAAAGACAAACGGGACGATGGTGCCTATGCTGTTCTGAATCGTTATGGAGAAAAAGTCCTGTTTATGTTTGAAGAAGAGGATGATGCTGAACGATATGCTATGATGTTAAATGATACTGAAGATGATGCATCTTTAAATGTCATAGAAATTGATGATGCAGTTGCCATAATGACATGTAAGAGGTATAATTATAAGTACGCAGTGATCACACCGAACGATATAGTCGTTCCACCACCTAAGAATGATAACGTTTCAAAAGATTAGATGGAAGAATTTTCTGTCAACTGGAGACCAGTTCTCAGAAATAGATTTCCAACAAAATGCAACGAATTTGATAGTCGGAACAAATGGTACAGGTAAGTCCACAGTACTGGATGCCTTGACTTTTAGTTTGTTTAATAAACCTTTTCGTAAAATAAACAAGTCTCAACTTGTAAATGCCACAAATGAAAAAGATACTCAAGTTGAAGTAGAGTTTGATATTAATGGTCGTCAATACCTTGTTCGTAGAGGTATTAAACCAAATCTATTTGAGATAGAGGTTGATGGTCAGAAGATGCATAAACAGGCAGATGACCGTGCAACTCAAAAGATTTTAGAAGAAAATATATTAAAAGTAAATTACAAGTCATTTACACAAATAGTCATACTTGGTAGTAGTGCATTTGTTCCTTTCATGCAGTTGTCAGGTACAAATCGAAGAGAAGTGATTGAGGATTTATTAGATATTCGTATCTTCTCTGCGATGAATCTTATTATTAGAGAAAAGATTAGAAAACAGAAAGATGATATTCGAGTTCTTGATTTAAGTCGTGAGAACGTAAAAGATAAACTTGATATGCAAAAGAAGTTTATTGAAGAATTAGAGAATCGTGGTAAGGCAAATATTCAAGGTAAACAAGATAAAATTACAACCCTCCTCGATGAGCAGGATGATTATACATCTAATAATTCTAAGTTAGAAGGTGATGTTGTAGAGTTAGTAAAAGAACAGGAAAAGGTTACAGGTGCAAATAAAAAGTTAAAGACTCTTAACAAATATAAGGGTCAACTAAGTCAAAAAGTAACAACTATTACTAAAGAGCATAAGTTCTTCACAGAAAATACGGTATGTCCTACCTGCACTCAGGATATAGAAGAATCGTTTCGTTTAAATAGAATTAATGATGCTCAAACTAAAGCAAAAGAGTTGCAAACTGGTTATCAAGAACTAGAAAAAGCAATTAAAAACGAAGAAGAGCGAGAGCATCTCTTCACCAAACTATCAAAGGAGATTACTAAACTCAATAATGATATTTCTCAAAACAATACTCGGATATCTGGATGTCAGCGACAGGTCAGAGATCTGGAATCAGAAATTCAAAAACTTACCACTCAACTTGCAAATAGAAATACTGAGGATGAAAAATTAAAAGAGTTTAACCAAAGTCTCCAAAACATTTTTAAAGAACTAGCAGATAAGAAAACCGATATCATGTATCATGATTTCGCATATTCGCTATTGAAAGATGATGGAGTTAAGACAAAAATAATTAAAAAGTATCTACCACTTATCAATCAGCAGGTGAATCGTTATCTGCAGATGATGGATTTCTATATCAACTTTAAGTTAGATGAGGAATTTAGTGAGACTATAGAATCACCCATACATGAAAACTTTTCATATAGTTCTTTTAGTGAAGGTGAGAAGATGCGTATTGACTTGGCATTACTATTCACTTGGAGAGAAGTTGCAAGAGTCAAGAACTCTGTGAATACAAATCTATTGATTATGGATGAAGTATTTGATAGTTCTCTTGATGGTATGGGAACTGATGAATTCTTAAAGATAATTCGTTTTGTAATTAAAGATGCAAATGTATTTGTAATATCTCATAAAGCAGACTTACATGATAAATTTAATAGTATGATTCGCTTTGAAAAAATCAAAGGGTTTTCTCGAATTGCTTCTTCATAAATATCTAAAAACGAACAAAAATGGCTTGGCATATTAAAAAGACAAGTATGATGTCATCAGCGGGAACTGTGTATTACAAAGGTAATAACCGTTGGACAACAACTTACGCTGATCGTTCTACTTATACGTCTCAGGCAAAAGCAAAAGCAGAGACCTATATTTGGGACAAAAAGACCAATAACGGTTGGGATTTAACTGCTGTGAATGAAAGTGCATGATTATCTTCTCCTTCATATTATCATTATTTGCTAATCACCTACCAGTGATGTATGTTCAAGTACCTCAGTGGGCAGATGATTGGGCAGTATGTGCTGTAGATATACCAGATGCTAAATGTCATTGGTATGTTGTAGCACCTGATAATACATTTGGTGAAGGATTTGATTGGGAGACTGCACCTTGGTTTGATGCCAATGGATTAAATGATGTTGCACCTATGCAAGAAGTATCAGTTTTACAAAAATTACAGGAAGAACAATGAAAAAATCATTTAGACAATTTAGAGAAGATTCAGAAAAAATTAAAGAACTGGGCGATACCATAAAGAATAATAAAGGTGTGCAAAAAATTAAAAAGAGTCTAAAGTCTGGAAAGATAGATATTAATCAGATGAAAGACATTGTACAAAGTGATGATATTCAAAGTCTTAAATCTACCGCACTCAATACATTATTAGATGTTGGACAAAGTTATCTTAATAAAGCAAAAAAAAGTGTAAACAAATGACAACCCCTAACTGGCAACACAATTCTGGTAAACCACAGAAACGAACGTTAAAACCACAAGCTCTACGACAAGCAAAGAAACGTCGTGGACAGTTAATAAAGTGTCTACTCAACCCTCCCAAGCGGAGGGTTTCTTTGTATAATAGGTATATAAAGCAAACAACATTATGACAGTCCAACACGAAATTAAATCACAACTCGCTAAACTACTTGCAACAGAAGATATTGTAGTTGAACATAAGAGAGTTCAAACAGCAGAGTTTAATGTACAGACTCGTGTTCTTACACTTCCTATGTGGGAGAATGCAAGTAATGGAGTAATTGATATGTTAGTTGGTCACGAAGTTGGACACGCACTTTACACACCTGATACAGAGTGGTGGAAAGAGGTACAGGTACCTCAACAGTTTGTCAATGTTGTTGAAGATGCTCGTATTGAGAAGTTAATCAAGAGAAGATATGAAGGACTAAACAAGACTTTTTACAATGCATACCACGAATTATCTGATAAAGATTTTTTTGAAATAAAAAATAAAGATATTGATGAGATGAATCTTGCAGATAGAGTTAATCTATATTTCAAGATTGGTAACTTTGTTGATATTGATTTCTCTATTGAAGAGAATTTACTTGTAAGTAAGATTGAATTGGCAGAGACTTTTGATGAAGTATTAGTTCTTGCTAAAGAGTTATACACACTATGTAAGTTGGAACTTGAAGAGCAAAGGAAAGAGAAAGAGAGTGAAGAGTTCAAAATGGAAAATTTGGATTTTGATTTTGAAAGTGATGAAGATATTAGAGATGTAAATAATGCAAGTGCTACTACAGGAACATCAGAAGATGAAGTTGATTTAGATTATCAAAAACCACAACCTATCGAACCAACCATTGAGGAACTGGAAGATATGATAAATGATACTCCTAGTGGTGGAGAAGTATCTAAACAAGAGAAAGAGGAACCAGAAGTTGAAACAGCAGATGCTCTTGATGAAGCACTTAGAGGATTAGTAAATCATAGTTCTCGTGAAAATATCTACGTTGAATTACCAAAAGTTGATATTGATAAAGTTGTAGTCACAAATCAAGAAATACACAATAGATATGAAGAGCATTGGATTTCAATGTATGAACGTATTCAAAGGCAGTTTAAGCAAAATCCAGGTTACTTTACTACTCTTTGTAATACTGATAGAATACCTTCATCATATAATCCATATGAAGAGATAGATAAGGATTTTTACTCATTCAAGAAGTCTGCACAAAAAGAAGTCAACTATCTTGTCAAAGAGTTTGAGTGTAAAAAGTCTGCAAGTGCATATGCTCGTGCTACTACAAGTCGTACTGGTGTTCTTGATACAACTAAACTTATCAATTACAAATTTAGTGAAGATTTATTTAAGAAAGTTACTGTTGTTCCTGACGGAAAAAACCACGGATTATTATTCATTCTTGATTGGTCAGGTTCAATGAATAATGTAATGATGGACACAATCAAGCAACTTTATAATCTAATCTGGTTCTGTCGTAAAGTTCAAATACCTTATGATGTATATGCATTTACAAATGACTTTCCAAGAGATAATAGAGAGGAAGCAATGTATGAACCAAAACATCATTTAGCAAATATACCCAATAACTTTTCTTTATTGAATATATTCAATAGTAAAACTAAGTCGAAAGATATAGATGCTCAGATGATTAATATTTGGAGGTCTGCTTGCATTTTTTCTTGGAATTATCATACACCTTGGTTAGATGTACCACTTGGATTGAGGTTATCAGGAACTCCATTAAATGAAGTAATGATATGTTTACATCAATTAATTCCTGATTTCAAATCAAGAACTGGTGCAGAGAAAGTACAATGTGTAGTTCTTACTGATGGAGAAAGTCAAGCAATGACCTTCCATAGAGAAGTGCAAAGAGAATGGGATGATGAACCATACTTAGGAACAAATTATTTCCAAAATGGTTGCATATTACGTGACCGTAAGTTAGGTAAAACTTATGTTTCAAAAGATGAGGGTCGATTTGAAATTACTGATATGTTAATTCAAAATCTTAGAGATACCTTCAGAGACACAAACTTTATCGGTATTCGTGTAATTTCTTCTCGTGAAGGTGGTTCATTCATTCGTAGATATTATGGGTATGAGGGTGAAGGATTAGAAAATATGATGCGTCGTT